TCAATGGCTTGAACCACCCGCTCTACTTGCGGAGCCCAGTCTGCCAGAATGTGCTCACGGTTAAAAATCTGTACCGATTCGTACCAATCGCTATAGCCTTGAGCGTCCTTGTTGCCCCAGTACCAGAGCTTGTTGGAATCCAACAGTTTCACATGCGCGCCACAGGCCCCCGCAATGTGCACGGTCGAGCTGCTGACGGACACAATCACATCACAGAGCACACTCAAGGCAGCGAGGCCCTCCAAATCCTTCATCAGGTCGATGCCGCTATCGATGATGTCGTAGCCGGATTCTTTAATCTCCTGCTGCACCGCACCGTATTGCAGGTTCACAAACTTACAATTGGGCATCGCCAGAACCGGAGCCAAGTCCTTTAGCTTCATCGATTTGTGCGGGCCGATCTTCATCGCGCTCGATACCCACGAGAGTCCCACCACAAAGTCATCGTCCTTGAGCCCTAGCTTCTCTTCTAATTCCCGCTCCCGATTGACATCTGGCTCCAAGTAAGAATGCATCGCATACTCACGAATGTCATCTTGGCTTTCGATAAAGCACCCACCCAACGACGCAAACGGAATGTGCGACTCGTGCTCGTTTGCAGGCACCTTATCCATGTTGGAAATAAACTGAATGTCCGGCATCGATCGCGAAAAGAGCGGAATCAATCGAGGGTCCACCATCGCCGTCACCTTGGAGCAGTAGTGACGTATCGTCGGCAGTAGCGAACCATAAATCACTTGGTCACCCACGCCCTGCTCGCCCCACACCAACACCGATTTATAACCCTCACCGATGCCCCACTTGGGCTTCGTCGTTTCTAGCGGGCGCGATTTAAATCGCGGGCTATTCCAACGAACGTCATACAGCTTCCAGCCATCCACAAACTCATTCATCTGGAGCTTCATCAACCCGAGCACCCACCGCGCATTGGCATCGTCCGGAGCGACCTCGACCGCCTTCTCAAAAAGTGCCCGCGCTTCTTTCCAGCGCCCCATTTCCCAATGCGCTGCGCCATGCTGGATGTAGACCGCGACTTTATCAGGCGCAAGTTGCGCTGCCCATTTGAAATCTTCCGTCGCCTCGTCGTACCGCTGCTGCTCGGCCTTACAGACCGCTCGCCCAAAGTAATCTTCGTAATCCTGGAAGTACTTCATCGCGATGCCGTAATACTTCTCAGCTTTACGGTGCTGGCCCATCATCTGATATAGCTTCGCCTTCGAGCGATAAAGCACCGTGAGCGACGGCTCAACATCTAACCCGTAGTCACACATGTCCACCGCATCTTGATAACGCTTCGCGTTAAACAAACGGTCCACGCTCTTCAAAATCTTTTTTTGCTCTTCGGTGTAGTTCATATCGAGGCCGCCACTCGGTTCCACTCGTTGGCATATTCCACATTCTTATAGTCCGCAAACCATGGACCCCCTCGTGTGAAGTGCACCGCCAGCGGATTCGGACAATCATCCTTCGTGTGCCAGCCCTCTAAGTAATTCCACGCGCTCGGCAACGAGCCCATCACCCCGTCTTCTAACCACTCAAACCGATGCAAATACATCCCCGTCTGAGCATTAACCACGTTCGGTGTCAAGATCTTGACTTGCGGGTGAGCACAGTTGATAAACATAAATGAAGACCAGTTCTTTCGGGGGTATCGGTGCTGCGGTTGGTTGTCCATTTTGACCGTCTCAAGCGGCCAGTAGTCGTGCTTTACCACAAAGCACGCTTTTGCCCCGTCGGCGTAGTCAAGCAGTCCCGCAATGTCCCCCCTGAAAAGAAAATCGCAGTCTACAAATACCGCCCAGCCGGTGTAGCCGGCCAAGTAGGGAGTCAGAAAGCGGGTAAAACTAAACTCCGTCGAAGACAACTGATCACGCTGCCTGGTGTACACACCCTGCCCCCGTAACTCAAACTGCTTGATGGGGCGAATGTCCACCGGAATGCTCGTGTGGTTCTCAATCGATCGCTTACACACTTGGTAAGCAATGTCCTCACGCGAGTCCCAGCCCACAAAGATTCGTAACGGCAACTCAGGCTGCATAGAACCACTCCTTACGGGCTGGGCCTTTGTAATGCAGGATATGCGGGACATCCCCCTCACGACGCTTGTCCGGCAAACACGCATATTGCGCTTCGCTAAACTCGCCCACCAAATACGGGTGCAACATGTGCGAGTACACCCTGAGTGCTTCTTGGTCGCCGTACCAAGTCCGACGCTCTTTGTCCATCAGCGTCATCAACATCGACATCGCATGCCACGGGTGATAGTCCTTCGTGACCGTCGCGCAAGCGAGATACGGAAACAATGTGCCAAGCGGAATGCCTGCCCATCGTCGAAACATCCCACCCCGTTGCTCTCCATTAAAAGCAGCGTCCCGATCAAAGTCGCGCCGACAAAAAGCAATTTCCTTATCGCTCAATATCGCAGCCGGATCGACTGGCAACACAAAGAGCATATCGGTATCGATATACATCGCAGGCGATGTTAACCGTACCCGCGCAAAGGCCCGTAATCGCCACTCCATCAGCTCCTCAGCGTTGCCTTCGGAATAGCTCACATCGTCTACCCCTTCCGGAATAGCCGATTTAATCTCGGTACACATAATCACCCGCGAGTCCGGCATCACCGCTTTCAGCGATCGCACCATCTTCGCAGGCATCGAGACATCTTCCCCGACATGGAAAAATACAAACGTGCTCATTCGTTCGTCTCTTCGCGTACCTGAACCATGGCGTCGGCCACTTCGTAAGCGCGTCGGCTCAGTTGCCACACGTTAGGATCAGGGTCGTTGCCCGCCAGCATCCCCTGCATCGCAAAGGCCGCGAACATATCTCTTAAATCCGCTTCGTCATTCATGGCTCGTCCTCTTGGTGAAGTTCTTTCAACACAATCAACCTGGACGTTGCCGATTGGTCAGCAAACTTAAGCAGGGCTTCTGAGCACGCTCGAATCGTTTGCTCCCGAATCAACACCGCGAGCTTGGCAATGATCTGCCCATTGTTGCGCTGCACGTTCTCAGCCGCTTGGTCGTACTCTTTTGCCAATCGCTCGACAAATTCCCAGTTAAAGATTTCCAGCTCCCCCTTTTCATTGATCTTGCACCAGACCTCTTCGGTCTGCTGAATCTCAGGGTGCTTCAAGTAATCAAACTCTTCGGTCATTCCGCTCTCCATTGCTTTTTTAAAATCCAGTCGTCCACTACACGCGCTACGATGCGATAGCTAAACTCATCACAGAGCCACTTCACCGCATCCCACTGCGCCCAGCGATCCTTAAAGTGCGCGTGCGGCTTTTGCTCGACCACTACCACGGCGTCGTTTCTCATCAAGGTGCGTTGCGCGCCCTTCAACACGCCTAGTTCATAGCCCTCGACATCGATCTTGATTAAGTCCACATCGCTATACTCATAGTCATCGAGCATCTTCATCTCAACGTCGTCGCCTGATACGACAAACGCTGCCCCCGTGTTGCCCTCCGGTACTTGCAGCGATACCCGCTGATTCGTTTCGCCCAAGGCTACGGGGATAATCTTTACCTTCGGCGCATTGAGCTTCAGCAATTCTTGGTACTCAGGGCTCGGCTCAAAGGCAATCACCTCTGAAAACACTTCCGACAGCGGTCGCGACCAGAACCCGACATGGGCTCCAATGTCCAAGGCGCGTCGAAACTTATTGACATACGAAAGCGTCGTCTCCCGTTGCCGTTTCTGATATTCCCCCTCGCCCACGGCTTGAAAGTACCCGTGGAAATGGTGGTCTTCGTCAGGCACATACCAGCCATGAGTCTGTTTCACGAGTTGCTCCTTGCGTGAACTAAGAGTCTGGGTCTCTCCATCACATCATCCCCCACCACATCGCACCGACGCCCGTGAAGAAACCGAGCGAAAATATCAGCACAAACGTAAATGCCTGATCGCGGCCCTCTTCAAAGCGTTGCCGCTGTTCGCTCACCAATTGCGCTTTCAATTGCTCAATCTCTTCATTCTTTCGATCTAATAAATATTCTGAATCTCTCACCAGAAGTCCCTCCCGCCTCTAGATGAGCGCACATTGGGATTGGGCACTCGCCGCCAGTCGTAATCTTTCGCGGCCTTCAGGCGTTGGTAAATTTCTTTAAGTGTTTTCAACATTTTGAAGTTTCCTTTCGAGAATGCGGATCTGTCTTTGCAGTTCCAAAATCTGTTCGATGATCTCTTCAGCTTCACTTTTAGGACGCTCTGGGTTGCTGACGCGCTCGTCGCTGTCCACGGGGATGTTTTGCTTCATCGATGGCCTCACACAAAT